TTGAGTTTAAGATCCCCAAGGCCGACAAGCCCAAGGTCGCCAATCGTTTCATGAAACGAATTAAATTTATTCTGGACCATGAAAAAATTGAGTACGATGAAAAAGCAGTAGCTGCTTTACTGCTAAAGCATTTTCCAGACTATAGACGCACTCTAAATGAATTGCAAAGATATGCTAATACCGGCAAAATAGATTCTGGTATACTGGCCCAGATTGACGATGCTGCATTCTCAGACCTAATCAAAGCATTAAAATCCAAAGATTTCAAGGCCATGCGAAGCTGGGTTGCCAATAGTTCCGAGGAGCCTGTTGCTGTTTTTAGAAAGCTTTATGATACCTTAACCGATCAGGTCAGCAATGTTCCCCAGCTAGTAGTTCTGTTGGCCGATTATCAGTATAAGGCTGCGTTTGTTGCAGATCATGAAATCAATCTGGTAGCCTGTTTGACAGAAATCATGGCCACTCAGGAATTCAAATGAAATTTTTTGATGACGAAATTCCTGATAAACCTGTATTCGATACAGCCGAGTATAAGATACAGAAAATATCTCCTTTTGACTGGACCAACAGCATATCCGAAACCAAAAAGGATCTCATGGTCGATGATACTGCTGAGCGACAATACAATGCTTTCATGGTAAATAGAGCTCTAAGCATGGGAGCCGATACCATAATCTATGCCAATGAAATGAATTCTAGGCCGCATCTGGACAACAGACTACAGTACGATTTTCTTATAAATACCGTTAGAGCCAGAAAAAGATTCAATAAATGGATCAAGGCCGAGACTGTTGAAGCGGTAGAAGTTGTACAAGCATACTATGGCTATAGCACTGAAAAAGCCGTCCAGGTACTGCCCCTACTGTCCGAAGCAGACATTGAAACACTGATAAAAAGGACAAGAAAAGGTGGCTTAAATGGCTGACGATTTCTTCAAAATTGATTTTCCTGGTTATGCGCCACTGGAAATCAGTCTTAATCAACCCGACGATTTTTTAAAGGTTCGGGAAACTCTGACTCGCATAGGTGTAGCTAGCAGAAAAGATAATACACTATATCAGAGCTGTCATATACTACACAAGCAAGGTCGATACTTCATAGTTCATTTCAAAGAATTATTTGTTTTAGATGGTAAACCTGCTGATTTAACTGATAACGATATACAGCGCAGAAATACCATAGCCAAGTTATTGGTTGACTGGGGACTGGTCAAAGTTCTTGAACCAGGTGTTATGTTTGATCAGGCGCCACTTAGTCAAATCAAAGTCATTAGTTTCAAGGACAAAGATAATTGGCATCTGGAAAGTAAATATAATATCGGTAAGAAAAAACCTGACGCAGCATATAAATAATTAATCCCTGGGATGGGAACTAGCATGCCAGCGAAGGCTAGTAAAATATCCACTGGTGCCAACGCCACATGGGTTGGCAATTTTTAATCTCGCTTTCGAGGAGAACTTAAATGACACTTATGCTTAAAAACGCACCTTTCGATATGTTTAAAGACTTTGAAAAATTATTTGTAGGTTTTGATGATACCTACAATCGCATGGCTAAATTCCATGACGATGTGACCAAAAACATTCCTAACTATCCTCCCTACAATATTCGTAAGGTCGAAGATAACAAATATGTTATTGAACTGGCTGTTGCTGGGTTCGCCCGTCAGGATATTGATATCACCTTTGAGGATAACAAGCTTATTGTCAGCGGCAAAACCGAAGATGATAACAGCAATTTCCTGTTCAAAGGAATTGCTAATCGAGCTTTTACCCGTACCTTCTTCCTGGATGACACCATTGAGATCAATGATGCTGCCATGATGAATGGTATGCTTAAGATTGCTTTGGAAAAAATTATTCCAGAACATAAAAAGCCCAAGAAAATTGCCGTGAACGATGGTGAAACCAAACCCAAATCTAAAAAGACTCTACTGAACGAAAATGACACCTACGTCTAGACTCCAGCGTTTTTGGACATGGATGCTAGAATACCTAAGGTACGATCCAGTACACGATCATTTAGCTCAGAGTGTAGACCGAGCAGACTATGTCGCTCGATTCAAAAATCTTAGATACAAGGGTCTACTATGAAAAATTTCTGGGAAAAGTTTCTGGAATTTTGTAATGACATTGGTACAGCCCGAGCTGCTACCATAGCTACAAGAAGCGGTAAAATCGACCTGGCCAAAGAAATAATGACCAAAAAGGGCAATAAAAATGCCTAACTGGTGGCCAGTAACCGATGAAGAATGGGAACGTCTTAACTATCCTGAACGATTCCTGTAGTACTGGGGGCGAAAGCCCCCTTTTTATTTGGAGAAATTATGATTAAAATCTTAAAACTTGTGACTGGTGAAGAAATAATTGCAGATGCTGTTAGGTCAGATACTGATTGGATTCTTAAATCCCCAGCAGTAATCCAACTCATGTCCAGTAGAACTGATCCCAATCAGATCATGATAGGGCTATTGCCATATGCTCAGTATACTCAGGGGCACAACATTGTTGTACCTTTAAACTTTGTTATCTGGGCTGAAAATCC